AATCGTCATCGGGACGATAATTTTCGGGAGTAGGACCGCCGAGGTCTTCAACTGGAATACCAGCCGAAGTCATTGGCTCAGCAGGTGCAGCCCCTTTGGTTACTACGTTTTCCATTTCTTGTAAATTGCTACCAACGGACATTTGTTTTAGATTTTGTATATTTAATCTATATTTATTTATAAATTAAAGATTTGAAAGAAATTCGTTGAATAAATTCAACTTATGCTCTTCAAGTCTTTTTTGATCGACTAGTGTATTAATTCTTTTTTGAGTTTGAGCGGCAAGTTGTTCACGAAGAATACCACCTTCCCACACCCATTCTTTACCTTCCATAATTCCCTGAACAAAGGCATCAGGTGCAGAAGGGTCGGCAACAATATCAGCAGCGGTTGCAAGCATAAAGTCTTCACCGACTACTTTATGGCCTTCATTGGTCAGTTTGAGTGAACCAACACCACGAGAAGAAACTCCAAGTTGAACTCCTTCTCCAATTAAAGAACTTGCGATCTTACCCATAGGAGTATCTAGAAGTTGTGCTTTACCTCTAAAATTATTTCCTTCACAAGTAAGAGAAACAATTTTATGAGAAACGCGATCTAGATTTACAGTTGGACCATCGGGGTGTCCAAGTTCTCCAAGAGCACGACCTTTTGCGATAAAGTTTTCATCATATCTCTTTACCTCACGGGAAAGAGTTTCCATAGGATACATTCTTCCATTACGGTTGCAAATATTCCCCTGAAGGAAAACACCTTCGATGTACATCTTTTTAGATGCACCTTTACCTTCGGTGATAAACTTTACCTGTTGTACTTCTTCTGTGATGAGTTTCATTGTTTTTAGTTTGTAAATCCTACTTTTGCTCCTAAAACAGCGGCATTTGCTGCAAACACACAATGTGATGGTAACTTTTGTAAAAGTTCAGATTGTGATCTTGCTAAAGTGAAAGATCCAACAACGGTTCCACCTTGTGTTTCAACTACAGTGACTAAATGATCCGCAGATGTTGCAGAATTAAAAAGACGTACAACTGTTGCTGAACTAAAACTTGTAGCAGCTCCAGTTGTCGTTGGAAGTGCCGCTTCTGCCCCAAGAATCTTGATTGTGCTGGCCATTATTCTTGATCCTCTGTTTCTTCGATTTCAGTTTCATCAAACATTGAAGAAGATACAACTGGTCTAGCGAGATCAACTCTTTCTGCTGCTTTAGCGAATAAAACACTTTTTATTTTATCACTAATATCAGAGGCAGATGCATCAGATGCAATCAAATCGACAAGTTCTTCCATAAGATTAAAATATATCTATATTTTATATTTATATTTCAGATTTCTTAGTATCTTTTTGATATTGTGCATCTACTACAGTTTCTTGAGATGTAAGATCTGGTTCGGTTGGAACTTCACCTATTCCCATGGTATCCTGACCCATACCTTGCATTCCACTACCTTCTCCAGGTTGAGGCAATGGTTCTCCAGTAATAGGATCAACGGATGCTGGATCTGGAATTATTCCAGTTTTAATTTCTTTTTCTATTTGTTCATCTATTTCTACCATTTCAGAATCTGTTTGACGAAGTATTCTTTTACGAACATACTCTGTTGAGTAATATTTACCAATATAAGGTTCAATAGTTGCAAGAAGTCCCAATCTATTACCAACTAGTTCTGCTTCTTTAAGTTCTGCAAACTGATTATCGTATAAGAAGTCATATTGAATATGATCCTGCATCAATTCCCAGTCATCTGGTGAAACGATATTTTTAAGAATTAACTGTGTTCTCAACATGTCATTAAACATATGAGAAAATCTTTTTCTTAATCGCCCAACAAACTTAGAAAACTTAAGTTCATCCCTAAGAATTTCTGATGATCGTCCTAGATTAAATCCACCATCACTTGCAATTCTAGACTCTGGAACTCCAAGTGCCCTGTAAAGTTTCTTTTGGAAATATTCAATATCCGAAAGTTCTCCAAGATTTTGTCCACCAGGTAGAGTTGTGATTTCTGTACCACGACCACCTTCTCTCCTTGGAAGCCAAAAATCTTCCAACATACTCATAAACTTACGATCATCACGAACTTCTCCAGTTGAAGCATCATAAACAAGTTTATTTCTATAACGAGACATAACCTCTTTGAGGTATTGTTCTGCTTTTACCTTAGGAAGATTACCAACATCAATATAAAAAATACGACGTTCGGGAGCTCTTGATAATCTGTAAATAACAAGAGAATCTTCAATCATTCTAAGTTGATTGAGTGCTTTGATTGCCTTATGTAAATATGAAAGAACAGTTCCCTTATTTCTATCAACTAAACCAGAACTACAATATACTATCGAATCTTTTGCAATCTTTACTGATTTTTGGCTATTAGATCCATGAATCATTCCTATAGGATAATTGGGTGCTGGAGTATAGATAAAGTACTCTTCAAATTCAACATTAAGTGATTTTTGATTATACCCTACATTTCCGCCAAAAGATATCTCTTCCTTTCTGCTAAGTTTTTTTTCCTGTCTGATATACCTCATCTTCATGGGATCAATATATCTAAGTTCTTGAATCCCCGCCTGAGGATTCTTCACATCGATTACTTTCAAATAGTAAAGTCTACCATCAACATACCAGTTTCTAAAAATTTCATGGCACTTTCTATCAAAGTCCATGATTTCTTTTAAATATTTAAATTCTTGTCTTATCCTTTTCTTTAGTGAATCTGATGCATTTAAGTTTGAAAGTTCAATCTCAACCGGAGAATCATATAAATCACTAACTAATGCTTCGTTAACAACATCTTCAATAGCATTATCGCATTCTGGATGAATTGACATCTCACGATATCTTTTAATCAAATCATGTTCAGACCTATAGATACCTTCTATATCAAGATATTGACCGTAAAAACCGCTAGCGATAAAATTATCAACCCCGTCCTCATTGGTTTGAGGTACGGGGGATATAATTGAAGGTGATTTTTTCTGACTATCTTCAATAGAAAAACCAAAAAGTTTTGCCATCGTATAAAATGCTTATCCGTTAATATACACTATTTAGTTAATATCTTCTCCACCAGCATTTGTACCAGTTCCTCTAATAGCTTCCCACCAATGAACTTGAAACTCTACAGTAAACTCTTGAATACCTTGAGAATCATATGCAAGATCAATAGGTCCAACTTGAGTTGGGAAAACATCATAGAAATGATATTTTCTTAAAGTTTCACCATTTCTGTCTAACTGATATACATAAGCATCTGCTTGATATAAAGCCGGATTAGTAATACCTGTGTTATCAGAAACTCTATTAATAGTATTCATCCACTTTTCAAAAGCAGAACGAATAGTAAAATCAGTATCGTTAATAACTGTAACAGTCCAAGAATCAAATGTTCTATCTCCTGCTACTTTTAAAACTCTTCCCCTAAATGGAACATCAATTGATGCAACATTAGATGCTGGAAGATTTGCGCCCTTTACTAAAAATCTTGCTTTTTGTAAGATTTCATTTAAACCACTTACATTAACCGTAGTTGGAAATGCAAGTTCAACTTCAAAAAGATTCGAACGGGCACCACCACCAGTTAACTTACTTTTGAAGTCAGTAATCTTTCTTAGTGGGGGTGGATTGAGTTGGTCTCTAGTTGGCATGATTTTTAACCTCTAGTAAATTAAACGGAACCGATTACTTCTTCAAAAGCAACACCAGTTCTGGTGGCAATGAAGGTTAGACCGATAAAGTTGATCGATCTTGCTGGTTTGATGTAAATATCAGCAACAAACTCATTAGCATCGATGATTGCTGGTGTGTTGTTTGTTTCATCACAAATAACAACATAATCAAAAATACCTCTCTTAGATTGAACATCACGAAGGAAAGGTTCAATAATATTTACAAAGTTAGTTCTTGTGATTTCATCATTAAATTCAAAGAGTTGATCTTTTGCAGCTGCACTGATAGCATCTTCAAGATAGATAAACAAACGTCTAACATTTATTCTATCAAATGCTGATGATTTACCAAATCCAGTTTTATCTCCAAAAAGAATAATACCAGCTCCTGGTGAGAAGATTACTGGGTTGATTCTATTTGAATAGAGTCTATCTCTTTGTACTTTTCCTGGATTGTATGAGAGTTTCACTGCATTCAAGATTGTTCCTCTCGAAGTCCCTGCTGGAGAGAACCAAGGGAACTGGTTAATATCATTTCTTGCACAAGTTCCTGCAATATCACCATTCAATGGAACATATCTAAATGTCTCATTAAATCTATCATACATGTACTTATATCCACTATCAAAAACTCCATAAGTTGTGGATGTAACAGGTGCATAGAAACTTACGACGTTTTC